GACGCCTCTGCCGAGATCCGCACTCCGGACTATGGCTACGACTCGACGCTGGGTTCCGTGCTGGGCGATGCGCTGCTCGAGAACGACGACCGGGCGAGCGAATTCGTGCGGTTCCTGCGCGATGCGAGACGCGGCGAGGACGTGCAGTTGCGGGCGGACGAAATGCTTGCGCGCGTCGCGAGAGCACATGCCCAGTTCCACCGGAACGCCGTAGGAGATGACCTGTGAGCACGACCACCTTTGAATCGGCCCTGCGGATTCACGCGAACCGCATCAACACCGTCTGCCCGAACACGCGCCGGCTGGCTCGGCTCATGTGCATCAAGCTCGTCCTGAGCCAGAAGAGGGGCTGAGATGGAACCGCTCTTCACCCCCGGCCCATGGCGCCTAGACGACCCGATTCACGGCACGGTCAGGGCTGACTACCACTGCATCGACGCTGGTCGTGGCTACCTCGTGGCCGGCGGAAACGGATTCGGCATCGCTGGGTTCATGACCATCCATGACGCCCGCCTGATCACTGCCGCGCCGGATCTGCTGCAGTCGCTTCAGGACATGTACGCCGCCTTCGTGGATTGTGTCGAAGGCGGGCCGGAGGACGAACTGATGAAGTTCGCCCGCGCCGCCATCTCGAAAGCTCTGGGAGGCAGCCATGGGTGAGGGGAAGCAGACGGCGTTCGCTCGCTTGGCAGTCGTTGAGACGCTGCCAGATCGCGAGGCCGACTACATCGGCGAGACCTTTGTGAAGGCCGACAACGGCATCACCATCGCCCATCTCGCGAACTACAACCCGGCCGAGCGGCGAGCCTATGCGCAACTGTTCGCCGCCGCGCCCAAGTTGCTGCTGGCACTTGAGCAGATGCAACTCGCCTTCGGCGCCTATGCGTCAACGGCAAGGGCGAACGGCTGCTACCCGACGCAGAGGGAAGTTAACACGGCACAGCGACTCGCCCGCGAATTGGCTCGCACGGCTATCGCCGAAGCCACCGGAGTCCCCCATGGTTCATGACGCACGCCCGACCCGCGTAGTCGTGATCCGCTACCCGGAGCCGCTTGTCTACACCCAGGAGGTCGATGTCGGCCTGCTGGAAGACGACATGGCGATGCAGAAGGCCAAGCGGATGGCGCTGTACCCGGCGTTCCTGCCGTTCGCGCGGTTCTGGTTCAAGACAGTCCATGAGGACACATACCACCCGCCAGCCGCTGTCTGCACCAACTGGGCACTTTGGGGAACGCTGCCGGCATTGAAGGAGCACGCATGAGCAAGATCGAAGACGGCGGGCCAGCGTTCCCGGTTCCAGACACAAGAAGCGCTGAGCCAGGAACGTTCGATGAGATGCGCGCAATGGCGCGCGGCATGTCTCTCCGGGACCACTTCGCGGCCAAGGCGATGGCGATTCTCTGGGACGCCTATGACAAAGGCTACTGCGGCATGGCCGACAAGGACGAGCCGAACATCAAGATGGTCGCAGAGGGCGCATACCAACTGGCCGACGCAATGCTGGCCGCGCGGAGCAAGTGATGGAAGACCACCACATCGAAGAATGGCCGCCGCTCAACAGCACCACGCTTGTCCTGGCGATTGCGCTTGTGGCGGTGGCGGCCTACGTGTCGTCGTGGTTTCCGTGGGGGTGGGCGCTGTGAACGTCATCCAACTCGCCAATGCCCATGACACCGAAGGCCCCGCACTGATCGGCTCGCGCTGGCGGCCAGGGCACGTCATCAGACGCGATACCGAACTGGGTACTTTCGAGAGCGTGAACCCTCCGCTCGAAACGATGACGGAGGCGCTTGTACAGCGGGCGCTGCTCGCCAAGGCGAAGCCGTCGCTGGTTCAGCGGTTCCGCAACTACTTCTTCTTGGACACGAGGCTCATTCGATGAGCGGAGCCAAACGTCGCTACTACCAACTTCAACAGCAAGCACTACACGAAGAGGATACACATGAGCATCGCGACACTGATCCTTGGCGAATCAGGCACCGGCAAGACCACCAGCCTGCGCAACCTCGACCCCAGCAAGACCCTTCTGATCCAGGCCATCAAGAAGCCGCTCCCGTTCAAGGCTGCAGGCTGGAAGACGCGGGCCAGCCTGAAGTCTGAGGGCAACGTCATCCAGACCGACGACCCGGCGCTGATCGAGAAGCTTCTGCGCCAGTCTCCGCATGAAATCGTGGTCGTTGACGACTTTCAGTACGTCATGGCGAACGAGTTCATGCGTCGGAACCAGGAGAAGGGCTACGACAAGTTCAACGACATCGGCCGCAACGCCTGGAACATCCTCATGGCAGCCGGCGACCTGAACGAGCGCCGCCGCGTCTACATCCTCGCGCACACGCAGTCGAACGAGCAAGGGCACGTCAGCATCAAGACCATCGGGAAGATGCTCGACGACAAGATCACCATCGAGGGCATGGTGACCATCGTCCTGCGCACCAGTGTGCGCGACGGAGCGTATTTGTTCTCGACGCAGAACAACGGCAACGACACCACGAAATCGCCCATGGGCATGTTCACCGATCAACTGATCGAGAACGACCTGGACGCCGTTGACAAATCCATCTGCGACTTCTACGGCATCGAGCCGGTGAAAGCCGCCGCCTAACTTCATCACAGCCACGAAAGGCAAGCACTGTGTACACACTCGACGCCAACGACGCACGTAAAGCAGACCAGCGCGGCGGACTCATCACCGAAACCGGCAAGTACATCGGCAAGTTCACGCGGGCCGAAGACATCAAGGCCAGCAGCGGCACGAAGGGCATCGACTTCTCGTTTGTGAGCAACACCGGCCAGAAGGCCCGTTTCGCGCTCTACACCACCAAGTCGGACGGATCGAAGATCAGCATCGGCCACGGCTTTGTCATGGCGCTGATGACGTGCCTGAAGCTGCGCGAGATCAAGCCGCAGCAGATGATGGTGAAGAAATGGGATCGAGACGCCAACGCTGAGATTGATGCCCAGGCGCTGTGTTTCCCCGATCTCATGGGCAAGCCCATCGGCGTGCTGCTGGAGGCGGAGGCCTACGAGAAGAACAACGGCGAGGTCGGCTCGCGCATGGTGTTGGCCGGCGTTTTCCAGGCCGAAACGGAGTTGACCGCCAGCGAACTTCTGGACCGCAAGGTGCAGCCCGAGCAGTTGAGCAAGATCGTCATGACGCTGCGTGACAGACCGCTGCGCGCGAAGAAGGCCGGCGCGTCCGGCGGCACATCGAAGACCGCAGCGCAAGGCTTCGATGACATGGATGACGACATCCCGTTCTGAAGGGAACACAGATGACCGCCCTCTACATCTTGGCGCAAGACTACCGCGCCGCCGCTGACAAGCTCGCCGACCTGGATCTGGACGAGCAGACCATCGCCGACACGCTGGAAGGCATGTCGGGCGAGCTGGAGCACAAGGCCGTTGCGACCGCCATGGTCGTGCGCAACATGCAGGCACTGGCCGCATCGATCAAGGATGCGGAGCAAACCATGGCCGCGCGTAGGAAGGCGCTGGAGGCGCGGGCCGAGCGGCTGACGGCCTACCTGCTGTCGAACATGCAGCACGCCGGCATCCAGAACATCACGAGCCAGCACTTTGCGCTGACGGTGAGGCAGAACCCGCCATCTGTGACGATCAACGAGCCAGGCCTGATCCCGGCCGAGTTCATGCGGCAGCCGGAGCCGCCTCCTCCGTCGCCAGACAAAAAGGCTATCGCCGAGGCACTGAAGGCCGGCCGCGATGTGCCGGGCGCCCATCTCTCGCGCGGCGTTCGCTTGGAGGTGAAGTGACAACTGAGCGCCCACAAAAGACATGCCCTCTTGTGTTGGCGGTTTTGCTCGCCGATACAGGCCCCATTGGCGTGTCGCATCAGGACATCCAGAAAGCCACTGGGCTGGATCCAGTTCGGGTATCTGCGGCACTGCGCCTGCTCCGCCTTGGCGGTCGCATGTTCGTCCTCGGCAAGTTCAATGACTCACGCTTCTTTGCCAGCCAAGAGCGCATGGAGTCATGTCGCGCCGCGTTCGATGTTTACATGGCAGAACTGACGGCCTCACGGAAAGCGAGAGCGCGCGAGAAGCGGAACGCCAGGAACCGGGTGTACTGGGCCGAGAAGCCGCCAGAAGAGAAGCGCCGGATGCGATCTGGAAAGAAGAAGAAGCCGAAGGCCGGGCCGAAGGTATCCAAGCGGCACCGTCAGGCGCAGATGAGCATCGCTGCCCCGGTCACCATCAGCAAGAAGCCGCAGGAGGCGTGGAAGAACGCCGAGCCGATCATCCCGCCGCACGTCAAGGTGCAGAAGCTGCCGGGGTGCCCGCCGGATCGAAGGTTCCATGTGTCGGAGCAGTTCAAGGGTGACTTCTCGAAGGCTGGCATTGGCCGATACGTGGAGGTGGCGTAGTGCAATCGAAGAATAAGCCTGCGCCGACGGCTGCCGAGCGGCGCCACATCGAGCGCTTGAAGCAAATGGACTGCATCGTGTGCGGTGCGGAAGGCGTAGAGGTCCACGAGCCTGAGCAGGGGCTTTGGTTCGCCTCCATGCCGCTGTGTCCCGTCTGCCACCGCAATGACCGCTACGGCATCCATGGACAGCGCCTGAACTGGAAGGCCAAGAAG